AATGAGGATCCCTTAGATATCCGTCCGTGTCATGGTGGCGGTGCAACCGCATGCCATACGTTGAACGAGGACAAGTATCATAAGCTCCGGTATTACCCGAAGCTCGATGAGGTGTTCTCTTACTCGGAGTACTTCTTCTTCTCAACCACTCATCTAGCCGATGAGCTTGAGAAGTTGGAAACCTCGCAAGAGTCGGTCCCTAGGGCCAGAGTTTCTCTGGTTCCTAAGGATTCTCGAGGACCGCGGATTATCTCCTCAGAACCTGCTGAACTTCTTTATATTCAGCAAGGTCTTATGAGAAAGCTATACCGCATACTTGAGTCCTGTCCCATGACCGCTGGTCAGTTGAATTTTACTGACCAGAGCATCAACCAGCGTCTTGCGCAGTCCGCCTCAAAAGACGGAAAGTACGCTACGTTGGATTTAAGTGATGCGTCTGATAGGGTCTCCCTAGAATTGGTCCGCCGTGTTTTTCCGGCGAACTGGTTTAGGGCTCTCGAAGCATGTCGCTCAGAGAGTACGGTTCTACCAGATGGTAGGGAAGTGAAGCTTAATAAGTTTGCCCCTATGGGCAGTTCTTGTTGCTTCCCAGTTGAGGCACTCATTTTTTGGAGTGCCTGCGTGGCGAGCAGACGTATGACCCAGAGGTACCCTCAGTTACCCTTAAGAGGTGACGAGCGCTTCGAGGTCTACGTATACGGCGATGACATTATCGTCCCCTCTCGTTTTTATGAGGAGGCGGTGGAAGGCCTACAGCGGGTTGGATTGATTGTCAACCTTAGTAAGTCTTTCTCGGAGGGTCCCTTTCGAGAATCCTGCGGTGGTGAATTCTACTATGGAGTAGACGTCACACCCGTAAGAGTTCGGAAGTTTCTCCGAAGTCAAGGTAGTGGACTAGCAACTAACGCGGACTTGGCCAATGAACTTGTGTCCAAGTTTGGGTACGGATGTTCCCAATCCCTCATCGATATAATCGAGGAGGAACAGGGTTATGTCTTCCCTAGGTCGTCGATGCCACACTCAATAAGTGTGGTCGCAGACCCACGCGCTAGTAACGATGTTTTATTTCGAAGACGCTGGAATAAAAAGCGTCAACGTTACGAGCATCGCGTTCTCTCGTTAACAAGCACTGCTTCATTAGTGCACCCCCCGAACTGGGGGGAGCTCCTTAGGAAGGAGTTACAGAGAGACGTAGCAGTCTCCGGAAAGTACGACCACCCATTGCTTGCAATGGACAAGGTCCTCGATCCGGGTTACTACACAGAGCCCCACTCTGTCCGAACAAAATGGGGATGGGCCTGGCTTGGTTAGCCAGGAACATGGACGAGCCGCTAGCGTGAAAGATCTTCACGTACTGGGTTCCCTCGGGAAAATTCCCAGTCTCTTCTAGCGGCGTCCGAGGGGGGCGAAAGCGATGAAAATCGCGTGTAATCCCGTGAGGGATTGCGAAATGCAGGGC